CAGTGTTCCAAGTGAACGTGTAATTTTCTCCAAACATTTTACCTAGTGTTTCTCTATGTTGAGCAAGTGCATCGTATACTGCCATGCCGCCTGCTCTTCCACTATACAATAGATAGTTGTTCAAGTATGCAGTTTCAAACGGTTCAATGTCACCGCCGCTTGCACTGTTTAGTGTACCACTGCTACGTCTATACACATCAAATACATCAATAACATCTGCATCCAATGTGTACTCACTTACTTCTCTGACTAGTTCAAGTTTGACAAATGCTTCTTCAACACTGTTCTCACTGCGTTGTCTGTATTTTTCAAAACTTTTCTTAATAGCCAAGTCATAATGCTCAGGGTCGAGTTCAACATCAACCATCTGACCACCTAAACGTAGTTCTATTTCTTTGATCATATCATCTTTTAATGCCATACAAGTATTTATTACTTGAAGGCTTTTAAGATAATCGTATCAGCATTGAATCTTCCGTTTAGTTTTGTTTCAGTTGTTTTGAGATATCCAAACTGTGTTTTTAGTTTGTGTTTGGTTACCTTTTTCCAATTTGGCAACACTTCATTTGGTTTACGCACTGTCTTTTGTACACTGCGTGTTTCATCGAAGAACAATAACGAAGTTCCTTTGACTTTAAACTGTGCATGATCATCTGCAAAGTATATGCCCAACTTACGGTTCTTTGTGTTAAACACAACCAATGCAGTTGCATCAATAATGTCTGCTGGATTAATACTAGCAATTCCAAAATCACTATCGCTTGGCTTGAACTTGAGCTTTTTAACAAGCTCTGCAGCACTCTTAACTTTGGGTTTACGAACTGCACGAGTTTGTTTCTTCTCTGCTTTGACAATTTCAATAGCATCAAACAGTCGCTTGTAAAAGTCTGTTAGTTCTTTGATTTCTTTTTTGCTATAAGTTTCGTAACCTTCTGCAAGTTGCTGTTGCATATCGTTACGCTTCTTAGGCGTTGGCAAGTTGTTAAGCTCTTGTAGCTCTTCCCATTGCCCTTTGTAAAATTCCGTTACAAAACGTAAATGTCCTAGATTCATCTCATACTTTTTAAAGTAGTTGAGGGGATTCTTTTTGAGCAACGGATTGTTTTTGCTATCACGCATCCAGTCATCTTCCCATTGGTCAAACTCTTCCATTTTGTCAATGGTTGCTTCTTGAAGCCGTTCTTGAATAGTTGGTACGTGAACTTGTTTTTTCTTCTTGTCTTCTGCTTTTTTAAGTTCAACAACTTTAGCACCTTCTTCTGCTAATTCTAGTATCCACCGATTGAGTACACCTTTGTACGGAGTAATAACTTTATCTGGCCAATATGTTTCAAAATGTGCTGCTGTAGCATAATGACTTTTACCACCAATTTTCCAATCTGGTAGTTTGTTGATAGCTGACACTATATTCTTATCGTAATTTGTTTTGATATAATCTTTTACTTTGGTAAGCCATTGCTTACTATCAATTTCGTAATGGATATAGTATTGAACTTTTTGCCAAGGCCAATCCTCTTTTATAATATCCCATTCGTTTGCCCGGCGTGCTGCTCTAGGCTTTTTACGCTTTGTTACACTCTTCGCCATGACTATCTCCTATCTGTTACATAACAATAATAACACCTTTTACTTATTTGTCAACCTACTAGATCCAGCTAAATATACATATGCCACGTTTAAGTTTATACAAACCGACAAAAACAAATGACTATCACTACATGGATAGGAATATCCGTGAACAGTTTAGTATTGGAGGCACAGGCGTACATGTACACAAATATGTAGGTCCAGCTAATCTCGGAGATAAGAATGATCCCAGTCAACCCAATTACGTAGACGGTAGGGAAGTAGATCCACTAAGTGGAGAGTTTATCAATATTGACGGTATTATTAATGAAACAAAAATACAAGACTTGCTGTTCTTAGAAAATAGAGATCGCAAGTATGATCCAGATGTATACGAAATGCGTGGTGTATACAATGTACAAGATACAGACTTTGATCTGACACAGTTTGGATTGTTTCTCAGTAACGATCAATTGTATATGACATTTCACATGAATGAAATGGTAGAGATAATGGGCAGAAGATTAATGCCCGGTGATGTATTAGAATTACCTCATCTCAGAGATTCGTTATTATTAACTGCTAATAAAAAAGCAATCAACAAATATTATGTTGTAAATGATGCAAACAGAGGTGCAGAAGGATTTAGTCAAACGTGGTATCCACATATTTGGCGTGTAAAATTAAGTCCGCTAACAGACAGCCAGGAATACTACGATATACTTGGCGATAGTAGTGATGCTAACAGTCTCAAAAATGATCTTAGTACATATAAATCAGAATTTAATATCAGTGATGCAATAGTAGCGGCAGCTGATGCAGAAGATCCAACAGGTACAAGTTTAGTAGATCATTTATTTGGTTATGATCATGCAACAAGTGGTGGTATTGTTAATCAAGATAATTCATACAACCACGGCGAGACAATTGCTAGCGGAGATCAATTTCCAACTACTGCAAATGAAGGTGATTATTTTATTAGAAATGACTTTAGTCCAAACAGAATGTTTGTACGCAGAGGAAACAAGTGGCATAGATTGTATGATAATGTAACTGAACAAACTTGGACAGACAAAACTTACAATGCCAGTGATTACATTTTTGAAAATGGCACTAGCATTTTCGACGATAGAGAATTTGACGCACTACAACCAATGAGTAAAGTAGTACCTGCGAAACCAGATAATGCATTAGAAACTGAAGGTTATGCAACCACAGGTTATGTAGCATCAGGATATGTAGCGAAATAGGAAGAAACCATGGCGATTACATTAAGATTAACAAAAGGAAGCGAATTAACGTTTCAAGAACTAGATAATAACTTTACAGATTTAAACGGAAGAGTCAGTGCATTAGAAACAAGTGATGCAAATGATATTAGCCTTACAAGTTTAAGTGTAACCACAGCAAGTGCTGGCACAGCAGGATTAAGTTATAACAATACAACTGGTGTTTTTACATATACTCCTCCAGATTTATCAAGTTACTTAACAAGTGTTCCAGCACAGTCATTTGCTAGTCTGACAGGTAAGCCAACTACACTTGCTGGTTATGGAATCACAGACGGATATGATAATGCAGATGTTGACACACATTTAAATACAGGTTCAGCAAGTAACAATGAAGTACTAAGTTGGAATGGCAGTGACTATGCGTGGGTGTCACAATCAGGTGGTGTTGCACTATCAGATTTAAGTGTAACTACAGCGTCAGCAAGTGGAACTCCAAGTTTATCATATAATAATAGTTCAGGTGTGTTTACATACACACCGCCTGATTTAAGTTCATACTTAACAAGTGTGCCAGCACAGACATTTGCAAGTTTAACAGGCAAACCAACTACAATAGCAGGGTACGGAATTACAGATACATTTTTTGATGGAGCGTATGGTTCCTTAACAGGTGCTCCAAGTATACCCGCCGCTCTCACAGATTTAAGTATAACGGACGGAACGAACGGACAGGTATTAACCACGGACGGTAGTGGCGGATTTACATTCACAACAGTATCAGGTGGTGGCGGAACGTTTGCGCTTGCAGGTAATACTGGCACACACACTTTTAATACTGCAACAGAAACACTAACATTCTTAGGAACAACTGGGCAAATTAATGCAGGCATTGCCGCAAACAACGTTACACTAGAACTAGATCCAAACATCAACAGTATTGTTAGTATTAGTTTTGAAGGCGCAACTGCTGATAACTTTGAAACTAAATTACAAGCTGTAGATCCAACAGCAGACAGAACAATTAATTTACCAGATGCAGACGGTACTGTAGCACTACTAAGTGATATTAGTAGTGGTGGCTCACAAAGCAGAGTCATAAGAACAAACCAAACTTCAAGTTTAGTAGATGGTGCTGAAGCAGACTTAGACATCACAGGATTTAAATCATACGCACTACTGTCTATCACAACAGACAGAGCGGCTCGTGTAAGATTGTATGTAAATGCGGCAACAAGAACAGCAGACGCTTCAAGAGCA